ATTATCAACTATGGTTAGTGTTGCAAATAAAACTATTAAGAATTATATTGATACTTTAAGTGAATCTGACAAAGCTGAAATAGTTAAATTGTTATCTGAAGATGATGGTGAATTATCCGTGAAATATAACACCCTTAAAGAAAATGTAGTTGATAAATTAAAAGCAATGAAGAATTCGTCCGAAGATAATTCAGTGAAAACTAGAATTGATGAAACACTTACAAAAGTGTTATCAGAGAAGTACGACAAATTAACGTATTTTAAACTTAAAAGTTTAAACGAGAATCTTTAATCGTTATCCGAATAATATTTTAATTGAACGTGTTTAGCCTTAGCTAACACGTTTCTTTTTTTTACGGAAGGTTTGATAAATTCTTTTCGCTTATTAAGTTCAGAACTTTGACGTGTCTTGATAACTTTACTTTTATAGAGTTTCAGTGCTTTCTCTATTGGTGTATTTTTATCTAATTTAACTATTAACATATATAACATATATATCAAAATAACAAAAAATTTGACCTGACCCCTTATTTTACCTATCTTTTTTAAAAATAAAAGGAAAAATATGAAAATTAATGAAAAAGGGGAAAACCTCTCAACTAACAGGTTTCAAAACCGCGAAAGTTGTTTATGGGACAGTTGATTCTGTAAACTTGAAATCACTTTACTTAAACGTACAAACATGGGTTGAACCAATCTATGAATCCGATAATTGGTCGAGAACAGTTTTAAATTTAAGTAGGGGTATTAAACACTCGGTTTACGAGTCGTTAAATAATAAAATTTTTGATACAAAATTTATTGTAGATTTAGATTTAAGGTCAAGTGGATTAAATTTGGGTAAAAAATCATTTATGAATTTAGAAGTTAATTTCTATGTTATAGAAGAAAACCTCGATTTTAAATCAAAACAAATTAAAGATACATTATTAAAAATTACAAATAAAATCTACAACGATAACTTTTATGACAACAATTATTTTAAGTTTTATCTAACTAAAAAAATCAAATCCGTTAAAGATACGTTACAAACCGAAAATGTTTAATATTTATTATTAAAACATTTAAAATGAGTTTAAGAATATTACAACCGAACGAATCAGGAAAAGGTATATTAGTTGAATACGATGCCGGATATATTAATCCAAAGGATAATCGTAACGAAACATTAATAAGAGAATCTAATGAAATGTTAGACCACTCAAAACCATTTGAATTTTATGCTGTATTACAAAAATATGATACACCAAATAGAAATGGTCGATTATACCCTGAACGTATATTAAAAAGAGAAGCTGATAATTATAAAAAAATGATTAAAAAGGGTACAGCTCTTTCAGAGTTAAATCACCCGGAATCATCTTTAATTGATTTAGATAGAGTTTCTCACGCAATCACCGAAGTATGGTGGGAAGGTAATGTCCTAATGGGAAAGATTAAATTATTGACATCACCGGGATACCACGAAAGAGGTATTTGTTCAACCAAAGGAGATTTGGCAGCAAATTACTTAAGACAAGGTGTTACTTTAGGTATATCGTCAAGAGGTGTAGGTTCTCTTAAAAAGATTGGTGAACAAAATGAAGTACAAGACGATTTTGAATTAATTTGTTTTGACTTGGTGTCCTCACCTTCAACTCCGGGAGCGTATCTATTCTTAAATAAAGATGACAAACATCTGTATGACGAGAACTTAGAAGAAGAGAAAAAAATGAGTATTGAAAGACATGTTGGTGATTCAGGAAATAAATCACTTGACTTAATGAAAAAATTAAACGATTATTTAGGATATTAAACTAAATAGAAAAAATTATGGACGAAAAGTATTTCATTGCAAAAATTACATTGGACTCAGTTGATGAGGCATCAGGTAAGATTAAAAAATTAAGAGAAGAAAAATTAGTGAGTGGTTACAACCCAACTGACGTAGAGGCTAAAGTAACAAAAGTATTTGAGCATTATACAATGGAATGGAGAATCACAGCAATTGTTGAAAGTAAAATTGATGAAGTGATAGAATAAGAATTTATATTCAATAATTAATTAAGGAGACAGAAATGTCTCCTTTTTTTATGCTTTTATTTTTTTGGTAATATTTATTAATATAAAAAACTCATTATCAAATTAGCAAAAATAATGCTTTTTTGATAATGGGAGATATTTATATATTAAAATAACTTAAACACAAATGGCAAAAGAAAAATCTTTAGTTGAAGAAGCTATCATCCAAATGAAAAATTTGGAAGAAGCGGTAGCTGAAAATGCAAAAGGAATACTTGCTTCGACAATGTCGCAAGAAATCAAAGAACTAGTAAAAGAATCTCTTACAGAACAAGATGATGAAGAGGTTGACACTGAAGTTGACATGGATGACATGGATATGGATACAGATATGGACGATACAGAAATGGACGACCTAGATGTTGATGTAGATATGGAAGACGACATGGATACTGATAATCTTGATATGGATGATGAAGATACCATAGACCTTACTGACGTAGATGACGATGAAGAAATCTTACGTGTATTCCAATTAATGGGACCTGAAGATAATATTGTTGTTACTAAAGATGATTCTGGTAACATCAGTTTAAAAGACGAAGAGAACAATAAAGAATACATGATTGTTGGTGAAGGAGAGGATGAAGAAATGTTTGAACAATTTGACGACGAATTCGATTTTGAAGACGAAGAAGAAGAAGACGAAGATTCAGATTCTGAAGGTATTGAGGATATCATCTCTAGGGTATTTGATAACGATGACGAAGACGATTCAGAAATGGACGAAGAGTTTGGAGGAAACAAACACGATTTTAAAAGACGTAAAGGTCATAAAATTGGTGATGTTGACGGACACTTTAAAGATTTTGAATCAGAATTTGGAGAAAGTGATGAAATGGAATTTGACGAAGAAGAAGATATGGACGATGAAGAAATCGTTTATGAAATTTCTTTTGATGATGAAGAAGAAGATACAGAGTTAGAAGAACAAGACGATATGGATATGGACATGGAAGATGACACAATGATGGAATCTAAAATGACTGTAAAACCAAAAGGAACCGGATTAGGAAATCCTAGCAAATTTAAATACGATGGTAAACCTAACCAAAATGGTGGGTTTAAAACTGTAAAAAAATCAGTTAATCCAACTATGGGTACCGGAAAAGCAAAATTTGATTACAAAGACGGTGAAAATCTTGAAGGAAAAATGAAACCTGTTAAAAAAACAGAAACAAAAGAGCAAACTACTAAAGTTGCTAATACAACTAAAAAAGTTGAACCAAAAGAGGCTTCTCGTACATTAGGTAATGGAAGTAATTTCAGAAGAGGTGGTTTACCAAAACCAAGAGCTCACTCATCTTTTAATACCGCAATTAAAGAGAATACTAATACAAATGAATTAAGAGTTCTTAGAGAAAAAAATGAAGAATACAGAAAAGCTCTTAACGTATTTAGAAATAAATTGAATGAAGTTGCAGTGTTTAATTCAAACTTGGCTTACGCTACTCGTTTGTTTACGGAACATTCAACATCAAAACAAGAAAAAATAAATATCTTAAGAAGATTTGATGGTGTTGAAAACATTAAAGAATCTAAAAACTTATATAAAGTCATTAAAGATGAACTTACAGGGACTTCTTCTCAACCTATGAATGAATCATTAGAAAGAACAATTGCTAAAGCACCTTCAACAGGTTCAGCAATCAATCTAATCGAATCTAAAACATATGAGAATCCTCAGTTCTTAAGAATGAAAGACTTAATGTCAAAATTAAAATAAAAAATAAATAAAAATTAATAAAAACCAAAAAAAATGGGAGCATTATTAGAATCAGGTCTAGTTGGTAACATCGGGTTAAAACACCTTAAAGTTATTAAAGAGGACACAATTAATAAATGGGACAAATTAGGATTTCTAGAAGGTCTTAAAGGTCACTTAAGAGAAAACGTAGCTCAATTATATGAGAACCAAGCGTCTTTCTTAATAAACGAAGCAACTTCTGACGGGTCTTCAGGTTCATTTGAAACTGTTGTATTCCCTATCGTAAGAAGAGTATTCTCTAAATTATTAGCGAATGACATCGTTTCTGTACAAGCTATGAACTTACCAATCGGTAAATTATTCTACTTTGTACCAAAAATCCAAGGATATAAAGATGGTATTGACGGTCAATATTCAGGACAACACTACGCTCCAGTAGGTGCTCCGGGTAACTACAATGATGGTACAATGCCGGCACCGGGTGCTGGTGGTAATCCAAATGCAGGATATACTACAGGTACAGGGACTTACAACCCAGTATACGAAAAAAATCTTTATGATTTATTCTATGAAGGTAACGAACCAAGTTTAGACCCTCCAGGATTATTCGATTACTCTAAAGGTCGTTGGTCAGCAATCACTGCTACTACAACTATCCAAAAATGGACAGGTGGAGTTTTAGTTGACGCTACTATTTCTGGAACAACTGACGGAGCTACAGTAATTGCTTCAGGTAACACAAGAAAAGTTATCGTTAAAATGTGTGGTTTTGCTGACACAGGTGCTGGTAAATTAATCGGTCCTGATGGTAACGAAATGGATACAGAATCTTTCTTATCTGATTTAATTATCTATACAGGTGCTGGTTTAACAGTTGCTGCAGGTTCTCCATGTACAGTTTCAACAGGAGCATTATTGTTCAGAGTTGTAACTCAAATCTATGGTAGAGGTATTGTAAAATATGGTAACACAACACAAACTTACTTCCCAAGTGGTAACCCAGCAGGTACTGCATCTAATACAGGTAACGGTGGTTCATTCAAAAATGTATGTGACGCTGATGGTTGTATTTGGTTAGAAGTAGATTTATCTTGTCCAGTATGTGCTGATTGCGATTCTACATCATTAGATGGTTACACAGGAACTACAATTTCTCAAGGTTTACCAACTACTTCATTCGCAGCGGCTTTCAGACGTTACGAAGAGTTAGAATTTGAAGATAAAATCGGTGAGGTTTCTTTCGATTTAGATTCAGTTACTGTATCTGTTACAGAAAGAAAATTAAGAGCACAATGGTCTCCTGAGTTAGCTCAAGACGTTGCGGCTTTCCACAACATCGATGCTGAAGCTGAATTAACAGCTTTATTATCTGAACAAGTTGCGGCTGAAATCGACCGTGAAATCTTAAGAGATTTACGTAAAGGTGCGGCTTGGACTTTAAGATGGGATTACAACGGATGGAGAAGAATCGCTAACACGACTAACTACACTCAAAAAGACTGGAACCAAACATTGATTACAGCGATTAACCAATTATCAGCTCAAATCCACAAATCTACTTTAAGAGGTGGTGCTAACTGGATTGTGGTTTCTTCTGAAATCTCTGCTATCTTTGACGATTTAGAGTACTTCCACGTATCTAACGCGTCTCCAGAACAAGACCAATACAATATGGGTATTGAAAGAGTTGGAACATTAGCAGGTCGTTACC